ATATCTAAGTCTTAGGGTGGTTAATAAAATTCAGATATCAAATCAGAAATTTAAAAGTATAAATACACTTATAATAATTAATTAATTGAATAAGGGATTAAATGTCAGATATAATTCAAAATGGTATGTATAAAGTTCTCGGCGATATGTCAAGACCTACCAAATTTAAATGTATGATATTTTTGCCTAAAATTTTAAAAAATATATCTGTAAAAGAACAAGATATTGACACTTATTGCAAGGCAACATCATTTCCTTCACTATCTACTGAAATTATAGAAATAGATTATAAAGGTCGCACAATCCCTATTCAAGGTATGCAAAGAATAGAACAAACCTGGTCTTGTGAATTTTATAATGATGAAAGTCACTTATTAAGAAATTTATTCATCAATTGGATGTTAATGTCACAATACTACAATTACGGAAATAATATACATATGCCAAATGAAGATAGATTAGTTTCGGCGATGTCTATTTATCAATTAGATTACGAATTAAAGAAACAAACAGCAGTTAATACATTTTTTAATGTTTTTCCTATTGAAGTATCAGAAATAGAATTAAATTCAGAATCTGTTTCACAAGTTCAAACATTTTCAGTTAAATTTGCTTATTCACATTTTCAAGTTACAACTATCGATTCTAAATTTATGTCTGCTAATGATATAGCCGATAAGATTAAATCAATGATACAAGACACTTTAAATTCTATTGCTAATTCAGTAATGGGTGCAGTTAAATCAACAATAGGTGGAACAATAGATTCTTTAGTTGGTGACACAAAATCAGCACTTGGTGGAATATCTAATAAATTATCATCAGGAATATCAAATGCAACTGATTTCTTTACATCAAGTTTTAAAAATTTCTTAGGATAAAGGATTAATTTTGTTACTTCAAGACGCAGTAAGAGAAGTTTATAAGAAAAATTGGACTTTAATTGCAAACTTTTCATTTATTTTACACCCTACCCCTGAATTTGGTAACTTAATAAATTGGGGTTCTATTGAAAAAACTAATACAGACCTTAACATTGCCTGCATTTCAATAGAAACACCTGAATATACCAATCAATCTATTGAAGATTATTCAGGTAATATGTGGCGATATAATAATGGACGTGATGAATTGTTTAGATTTACAATGACTTTTAGAGATTTTAATCAATTTGAATTATATAGAAAATTTGTAAATGCTTATAACTTAAGTAAAGATAACTATTTTGATAAGGTTGTGTTTAATTGTCAGGTATTTGCTGACCCTGATAATGGAACTCCAAAATCTACTTTACTCTTTGGAACACAATCTGCATTAATTGAAGGTGTTTCTCAACTATCACTTAATAATAGCACTAAGAATCAAATTGCTGAATTTACTGTGAGATTTAAATGTAATTCGCCGTTACACGCAAGCGTAAGTAATGAGAATTCAGGTTCAATTGTAAGTGGCGGATTATCACATTTAAAATTCTTTTAATATTTTTAATATTTTAAATTTAATGAAAGGTTAAAATATGGCTGATTTTAATAAATCTTTTGAACTTCTAGCAAAATTTGAATTTAATAATTCTGCTAATATATTACATAAAAATCCTAATGAAACAGGATTAACTTATTGGGGAATTTATGAAACCGCTAATCCTAGTTGGCAATGGTGGAATATAATTAAACAAGAAATTCAAAAAACAGGTTCAATTAAACAAGCAAGTATAAATCTATCTAAAAATCAAGATTTAACACTAGATGTAATGAGATTTTACAAGAAAAATTATTGGGATTCTATAAATTTGAATTATATTGAATCTCAAAAAGTTTGTGATGAAATGTTTATGTTTGGTGTAAATTGTGGAATTAAGCAAGCAGTTAAATTAGCACAACGTGTTGTAGGTGTTGCTGATGATGGTGTAATAGGAAATCAAACTATTCAAGCAATTAATAATTATGATGAAAATGATTTTGATAGAGAATTTGATATTGAAGAAATGAAATATTATGACTCTATTATACAGAAAAATCCTAGTTTAAAAATATACAGAAATGGATGGTATAATAGAGCCAACTCAATTTAAATTTAATGATTTATTCAGTTATAGAAGTTTCTTTAATTCTATAACTGCTTTAAATCCTTTTTGAATATAATTATTAATCTCTAATCTCTTATTATCTTGTAATGCAGAATTTAAATCTTTATAATTAAAATCGCTAGGATAAACCAAAACATTATAATCTTTAGCATATTCAATCATTTTCTTAATTCCTGTTGTATCATTATCAAGACAAAATATAGGATTTTTAAGTTCTTTAAGACGTTCTTCAGGTATATCAATTCCACATTGTGCTATTATATTAGTTTTACCTGAACTTAGAGCGTCAAAAATTCCTTCAAAGATATAAACAGGTTGCTCTTTATCTATATTAAACCAATTCCATAATTTATAATCTTTATTTAAATTAAATGTTTTAAAATCTTTAATATCTGTTTTTCTTGAATAAAATCCATAAATTTTATTTAATCTATAAAAAGGAATTACAATTGAGTTTTGAATTTTATAAAGTTTATCATCTATGATTATATCTGTATTAATAAAATAAAACTGACCGAATTTCGTGCAGTCTTTATAATCTATATTTCTTGATTTAAGATAATTTAAACCTAATTCAGATTGCTCCAAAGGAATTAATAAATTTTCTAAATCAATAGTCTTAAATTCAGGTATATCATCAGTTTCTACAATTTCTTTATCATTGCCTTTATCTACAAAATCAATATCATTTAAGAATATTTTTTGATGAAAACACTCCCTTTTATAATCATAAAGTTTATCAGGGAAATATAATCTTAAGAAGTTATACATATTTGTATTAACAGGACAATCGCCGTTAAAACATTTAACAAAATCGTTTCCGCCTTTATGATATAAATGAAGTCTTTTAATTGATTTGTTTTTCTTAGAATCGCCACAAACAGGACATCTAGCAGATATATCAATTAATGTTTCTTTGCCTATATCGTGGCAACACATCTTAAAGAATTTAATATTTAGTGGATTTAACATCATTTGCTCCTGTATATAATGATGTTATTATACTATTAAAATCTTAATTATTACTTATTTAATCAATTCTTAGTATAAAATTCTTTAAATTTAGGGTATAAATCAAGAATTTCAGATGGTGTGTTGCGTTTAAAATACAATTCATTATCTATATTATCTATTAATGATTGTGTAGTAGCATTAATATTTTGAAGTTTTATTTCTTTAACATTAATATCAGGATTTGATTTTAATATATAAGTATATTGATAAAATTTATTCGTGCCTGCTATAATAGTATTAATATTTTTCTGTATTAAATCGCATTTTTCTAATATAGTATTTAAATATCCTGAATTATGCGATATTATAGTTATGTTTTTGTTATCGCCGAAACATTTTTGAATTGCTAGTTTTCTTAATTCAAATGTATGTTTATCAGAACTAGGGTTTATAATACAAATTACGCCGTTGTCGTAGTCTTTTAAAGATTGTTTAATTATTTCGTAATGTGCTTTAGTAAATATTCTAAATTTGCCTATAAATAGGAAATTGTTATTGTTTTTAATTCTTTTGATTAATATTTTCTTATATTCATTATGAATATCATCTTTAACGTCTAGGTCTGTTTTATTTTGTTTTAGATAGTTTTTAAATTTAAGTTTTCTTAAATTATCTGCTACTTGCTTTAATATATCGTTAAATTCGTCTTGATTAAATAAATTGATATTTGATATCAAATTTAGTGCAGTAAGTCTTATAAATTTATTATATTCTAAATCAGGTTTAATTATATTATTAGTTATTTCAGATTTTAAAACTTTAAAATATAGTCCATTTTGTATAATAACTATACCTTTTTCTGCTCCGCCATATTTTGAATTTATTGATAAAAATAATTCTTGAATCTTAGAAATATAATCATCAATATAATTTAAATTTAATAGATTTTTAATTTGTAAATATTGTTTCTCTACTTCAGGGTCTAATAAAGAGTTTTCAAAATTATTTAAATATCCTGCAAATAGAATTCTTGGTGTGTCTAGTTTTAAAATTTTAGCATATAAATCACGTTTTAGAACTCTGAAATCTTTAGGATTTGATAAAATACGACCATAATTTAATTGATATTCGGTGTTGGCATATCCTATCAAAACTAATTTATGAGTTAATTTATATTTAGTTTGTTGCTTATCGTGATTGCATAAGAACATAATAAAAAATTCAGTATTAATAGGGATTTGTGAAAAATCTGTATTTAATTTATATAGATGTTCTAAGTGATTAAATATTACTTTAATTTGAGAATATGATTTAGATTGTTTAATTTTTGTATTAGGTGCATAATCAAATTCATCAGGATATTGAATATAATCTTTATAAGAAACTATCCAATCTTTTTTAAAATCATTAGTATCAGAAATTCTTATTAATCTTATTTTTATTCCGTCTAATTTTTGTTCTATTAAACATTCAGAATTTAAAAATTGTTTCTTACGTAAATCTGAATTTAAGTAAGTATTAAGATTTTGAATTTCTAAATTTAGAGCCATTTATACACCTTTTAAATTATACTTTATTGTATTACTATTTATATTCAAATATAGAGTTGCCTGAAATTAATCAGGCACACTATTAATTAATCTGCTAGTAAAATATATCTAAATTCTCTGTTTAATCTTTTAAGATTGTTATCATATTGAGATTTAAGATTTTTATTTGCGATATACATATTTGTATAGTCTGTTGATTGTTTTTTAATTCTATCAAAATGTTTATATTTTTTATTAGGAACATAAACACAAGTATCGGTAAATGTATATTGTCCGTTGCCTGCTGAATATTTACATTTTTCTTCATTTACAACTTTTGGTAAATTACAAAGTTTTCTTTGTCTTAGTTTGATACTATTTAAAGTATTCGCATATACATCAGAATATTTGATATTTTTTGCTATTAAAGATTCTAGGTAAAATCTTATATCGTCTTTATGTTCTGATTTTACATTATTATATACTTCTCTTATATAATCACAAATTTCATCAGATTTCATATCATCTTCAAATACTAGATAATCTGATTTTAAAGTTCCAAATTGATATGAAAAACTTAAATAATCTTTTCTAAAATTAACATCTACTATTTTTTCAATAGGTGCTTTATCAATATTATGTGATAGATGATTTGAAAAGAAGTTTTTTGAAACTTCTTCATATTGGCTATCTCTGTTTTCTTTGTATTCTGCGTAAGTCATTTGTTGCTCCTTCTAAGCGATTTATTTTTAAAACAAGAGAATTATATAGTATCATTGCTTAAATAGAGTTTAAAGATAACTTAATATTTGCTTAATTTATAAAATTTATGAGTAAATAATATTAATAAAACGATATTTATTTAAGGATATAATAAGAATTTATGGTATATTATTATAAAAACACAACAAGGAGCAAATAGATAAGATGACAGAAAATAGAAAAGTTTTGCATAATGCTAAGTTGGCAAAAGATGATGAATTTTATACACAAATGATAGATATTGAAAATTGTATAGAAAATTTTGATTTAAATAATAAAGTGATATATTGCAATTGTGATGACCCTAGTTTCAGTAATTTCTATAAATTTTTTAAGATTAACTTTACAAAGTTAGGTTTAAAAAGATTAATATCAACATATAAATCTGATGAACCTTATAGATACGATTATGATGGGATTAATGAAATTAAAACGCCTATTGAATCAGGTTTATTTGAATATAATTCTAATATAATAACTGATAATATAGATGATATAATAGTAGTAACAAATCCACCATTTTCTTTATATAAAGAATTCTTTAATTTCTTAATGGATTTAAAAGTTAAATTTATAATTATTGCAAATTTAAATGTTTTAGGATATAGAGATACTTTTAGCAAATTGAGAGAGAGAGAGATAATGGTCGCTTACAGCGGAAAACAAACTTACGAATTTATAAGACCTGATGGAGTATTGCAAAGAGTTTCATCTATATGGCTAACTAATATCAATCAAACTCAAGAACTACCAATTAGAGAATTTAAAACAAAATACAATCCTGAATTACATCAAAAATACGATAATTATAATGCTATAAATTGCGACAAGACGGCAGATATTCCTTATGATTATAACGGTGTTATCGGAGTTCCTATATCTGCACTTACTATTTTAAATTATAGACAATATAATATAGTAAATTTAGGTGCAGTTAAAAATGGGTGTGTTTTTGATAAACAATATCATAATACAATTTTTCATAGTTCAAGTGGAAAATCAAGCGAAACAACAGTATTAAATAGATATTTAAATTTAGAAATATCCAATAGATTAGAAAATAAAAGTTATTATGAAGATAACGGAAAATTCTATATTCAGCCATATACAAGAGTTTTAATTACTTTAAACAAAGATTTTAATAACATTAAGGAGTAGAAAAAAATGAGTTCAGAGTTAGAAAAATTATCAGCACTCGCCAACATATCAGAAAATAAATTTAATAATTTTATAAATTTTTTAAATAATTTATCAGATAGAGATTTATTTAAATTAGGTTCATTATTAAGTGCAGTTGATATTTACACAACAGAAAATGGCAATTATATCAAATTTAAGAATAATACATTTATAGATGTTAATGGCTCACTTGTAACAAAAGCAGGCGATTTTAATGTAGTATTGGCAGATACAATACATTTTAATCCTGATTTAGATTTTAATAATACAGATGATTTCTTAACACTAGAAAGGAATTTAGAACAAGGCAATAAAAAAGCATTAGAGAAAATAGCAAATTCTTGTGATTGTGAATCACACCAATCACATTAAATTATACTAAATTATATTAATTAAATTTAAAGGAAATTAAAATGGTAAAAACATATATTTTAGATACTAATATTATTTTAGATGATTTAAATAATATATTTAAAATCTATAATAATGAAAATATCTTAATTTTACCTAGTATAACATTAGATGAACTAGATACAAAGAAAACAAATTTTGATGAATTAGGTTATCGTAGCCGTGAATTTGGACGATTTTTAGATGAATGCGAAATACAAGTAATATCAAATCCTAGTCTTTTAGATTTTGTAAATTCAAATAAAGCGGATAATTTAAGATTATCTAAATTAACAAATAAAGCAAACAATATTACTTTATATGTAGCAGACTTAAAAGAATTTGAATCTGATACAAAATATAGACACACTACTATATTAAACGATAGAAAGATAATTGAAATTTGTCAATATTTTAAAGATTCTATATTAATAAGTTTTGATGTAATGTGTAGATTAAAGGCACTATCAGAAAATATAGAAGCAGAAACTTTAAAAGGTTCATCACAAGAAATAGATTATCATTTTATTAAAGAATTATCATTAAAAGATTATATAGACCTAGACGGAACAAAAGTTTATGATTTTGATAAAGATTATCAACCTGATAACTTTAACTATATAATAAAATTTGATAATGGTAAAACAGATGTTTATCAAGTTTTTAATGATACATTATATAGACTTGATGAAAGCAATATCAATAAACAAGATATAAAACCTTTAAATTTAGGACAAAAATTGTTTGTAGGTTCTGTAATATCTGATTATACTAATATAATAATATCAGACGCACCAGCAGGAAGTGGTAAAACTTTGCTTGCTTTATCAACAGCAATAAGATTAGTAAAAGAAAAAAAATTTAATAGAATTGTATATATTAGAAACTCAATAGAATCAATTGACAAAGGCGAAGATATAGGATATTTACCTGGTCTTGAAGAAAAATTTGCTATTTATAACCACCCACTATATGATACCTTAAAATTTATTGCTAAACAGCAATTAACACAAGCAAATCATAATAAATCAAATAAAGACCAAATTTCAGATGAACTAATTGATAAAAGGGCTGAAGAATTACAAGAGCGATATAATATTACTACAATGTGGATAGGCGAATTAAGGGGCAGGACAATATCTGACGCAGTAGTAATATGCGATGAATTTGGAAACTTTAGTAAAAAGTCAGGACAATTAGTAATTTCAAGACTTGATAAAGGTTGTAAATTAATTGTAATAGGTTCAAATAATCAAATTGATAACCCTTATATAAACAAATATACAAATGCTTTATCAACATTATTTAATGCGACAAAAGAAAAACACCCTGAAGTTAAGTTACACGCCACTGTGATGGATAAAATTGTTCGTGGCGGAATTACAGCATTTGCAGAAAGAGTTTTTAACTCAAAATAATATTTAAGTTTATTTTAAGTGTTCCTTAATGTTTTTATAAGTTTAGGTGTGATAATCTAACACAATTAAAAATAAAGAAACTTAAGGAACACAAGATGAATAAATATCAAATTGAAGCACAAGAGAATTTAGATAATATAAAATCTATTTTAAAACAAAATCAATTATCATTTCAAGATATAATAAATTTATATGATTTAATATCTTATAATCAATTTCTTAAAGATGATATTTTTATATCAATTACGCAAGAACAATTACCATTAGAAGAATATGAATGTTTAGTTTATTTTAAAGTTACTTACTTCGGCAAAGAATCAATTTATAAATATACATCAAATTTAAAAGAATTTAATTTTTACGAATTAGTAAAATCAGAATTATTATTTACACTTGAAAATGGTAAATTAAAAACATCTACACAAACAATACCATATAATTTTGATACAAAAATATCAAAAATAGAATTCATAAAATTGTTTCATAAACAATTAGAAACAAAATTTCAATCATTTGAAAAGAATTTTAATAATAAGGTGCAAGCACTAAAATCTAAAGAACGTCAATATAATAAAGCATTAAATTATAAAGTAGCAATAATAAATGATTATTTGCCAAGCAAATATGAATCTTTATATTTTCCTACTAAAATTTTTGAAAGATTACAAATTAAGGCAGGTATTTTCTTTGTTTATGAATTAAAACCTGGATATGAAAATTATACTGAAAAACAAATAAAAGACCATATATTAGAAAAATTATATTTAAATCCTTTAAAAGAATTAAAAGAATCTATTGCAAAAACTGAACCTAGATTAGAATTTTTTAAGAAACAATTAGATATTATTTCAGATAATTATTCAGAATACTTATTATAAAGGACTTTAAATGGAAACAAAATTACCTATTACAATAGAACCTGATAGAACAAAACTTCATAATATTTTATCAGCAAGTGCAGTTTCAATTCAAGATATTATAAGTTTTTATGATTTAATAGAGAAATATAACTTGCACGATAGATTTAGTGTATATACTTGTCCTTATGAAGATTATATGACTGCTTTTAAAATAAAATATGATAATTTAAGTTCTATATATAGATTTGACACATCTTTATATTCTGATTTTAATTGCTATAATAAACTTTATGAACGCACAACATCAGATATTAATAATTTTTTAAATCCAAATGGCAGGCAAGAAATAATGCCTTTATATGGTATTGGTATAGATTTCAATATTAAATTATCTAAATCAGATTTTATGAGAAAATTTATATACGCAATAAATTTTTTAATCGATTCTTATTTTAAAAAGATAGAATACTTTAATAATCAAAAAGAAAACACAATAGCAAAACATAATCAATATATGAATTATAAATTAGAGTTGCAAACAATACCACATTTTGATGGCAGACTTATGAAGCCAAGCAAGTATTATCAATCTTTTTCAATTTATGAAAAAAGACTTATAGTAGTAAATTTATATCCTAGTTATAAAGATTTATCAGAATATGAATTAAAAAAATTAATAATAGATGAATTATTAAATGAAAGTTTAGAAAAATTTGATAATCAATTGAAACCAAATATTGCAAATTATAGTAAATTTAAGGATTTATTGGATATAATAAACAAAGATTATTTAGAATACACAATGTAAGGATTAATAATGACTTTTCTACAAGCAAATGGTAATTTTGACTCTAGGTTAAACTTTACTCAAATTTTAGATTTATTAAAATCAGGTGGCAAGATGACTTTTATCACTGCCGATAAAAATAAAATTAGATTAGAATATAATAATTTGTCACAAGATTTTGAATTTTCAAAAAATGCTTATGAAGCCATAGATTTAAGGCATACTGCAATAATTCACACTGACGCAACAGAATGTGATGAAAATATGTTTATATCTGATTATTATGAAAAAATAAATTCTGTTTTAAACTATCTATATAAACAATTAAAAGTAGATGAAGGACATTATGAAACAGAACAAAAGAAAGCAGAGAAATTAAAAACTTTTAAACTCAAATTTGTTTTAGATGAGTATTATCCTAAATATACAAAAAATACATATTTATTAGAAATAAAAGATAAATTTGAATATATACTTGATTATAATTTTAATGAAATTATTATTATAAATTTAATATCTGAAAAACTTAAAAAGACCCTACAATTAGATGAAAATTATTTTAAAGAAACTATATTGAAAGAAAGGCATTATAAAAATTTAGATGAATGGCTAGATAGAATAAGATATATTAAAAGACAAATACAAAGATATGAAATAGATTTAAATTATATCAAAGATAATTATTTAGAATATTGTTTATAAAGTG